ATTCATTCTTCGCCTCTTCAATGGTTATGTAATCCGTATTCTTACGAATCCCGATCCCTTCCGTCACATCCAGTTCCTCGCGGGTAAATCTTATACTGGTGTACCCTGCTGCTGCCGGCGCATCCTCATTACTTGAAATAAAACCGTAAAGGCACTGATTCAGCACGTCCGTTACTCCCTTGTACCAGTAATGAGGCTCATATATGTAAACTTCACCTTCCGATCCGGTTAATACTGCATCCGTGGCGTTCTCCACGCTGTCACTATCCGCGTATTTATTTCGGTTCTCATCATGAAGCGGGTAACAGGTCATTTCACCCTCCGCCGTCTTTTTAGCCAGAATACAACGTCTTTTCGACAACACTTCCAATATATGGGAAGACGGGGTAAATTCAGTATTATAGTCATATCCGGTAGAGTTATCCAGATTCGTAATCTTTTCCCCGTCTCCTACCGTCTGATCTATTTTTATACCGACAAACTGCGGCTGAATGATATTCAGTTCCGGGAAATGTGCACAGGTGGCGGCGTACTCTTCATCCGACATGGACTGGGTGAGCCGGTACGTACCTACCAGGCGGCACGTCTGCACGTTTCCCCCGTCTTCATCAACGCCGCCCATTGTCATAAGCCTGCGAAGCAAATTACCGTTCCCGTCCATATCTATACCGGTAATTCGTAGATAGCTGGTCGCACTGCATTGCTGTAATAACGTGTTCCAGTCGATCAGGCTACAGTTATCAATCACAAGGCGCGTGATATTTGCCGTACCTTCCAGCTGCAGCCCTGCATTGGTTAGTTTGTTCAGGTACCGGAGTTCGAGCGTCTGCAAAGTTCCGGGAAGGACGCAAACGGCCAGAGGCGCACCGCCGGCAAATGTCACACCGGTAAGGGATGTATCACCGGCCAGGAAGGTTTCAAGTTTGGTATTACTTGAAAGGTCCATACCGGTAAAGGAAGAAGATTTAAGTCCGGATATGTCGAGTTTTCGAAGATTACGGCAATTACCCACCAGAAGGGCGTTAAATGTCGTCTGTCCGGCCTCACAGCTAACATTCAGTTCACGCAAGGCCGTGCAGTTGTTCAGGTTCAACGTGCCGACAATGGCGTGGGCTACATCCGTCAGATCAAGCCCGCGAATACGGCTTGCACCGTAGAAATATTGCGGATCGTTTACAATTAAATCCGTGTCCATTGTCAGTTCCACCACAGCCCCGGCCGTTTCTGCAAGTACCGCGCTTTGGTGCGGTGTTCCGGACGTGTACCCGTACCCGTAATAATACCGTTCGGAGGCCGTAATCCGAATTTTCCGGTTATCGCTGCCGAACTTGTATCCGAAATAAGCCGCGAAGCTGTCACGACGGTAAGTACCGGCCACATACTGACTATCCAAAAGGGCGAAACGGTTCTGAATGGTATAAGTACGGTGCGCATAACGGCTTCCCTGCAAGGCATACAGATAATTATAATAACTGGTTCCGCTGCCGGTTGTCACCCCTTCGGTAAGCGGAAGGATATATTTATATTCCGAATCCTTGTTATAAATCCGCTCGCACCAGTTGCCCATTTGTTCCTCGTTAAATACTTGCAGGACATATTCAAGGCTCATATTGCTACGCAAGGTTTCCGCCACTTCACGCAATTTGTCCGGACAAGACCGTACCAGTTCCCATAAAACGGAATCATGGCCGGCAAAAGCATAACTACCGATACTATCGTCAAAACTTTCGTGGGTAATGGTATATTCGTATTTCAGTACCGAATCATTACGCACACCGAACAGCGTGTCCATATCGTAAGGAAGGAAATACCAGATCAGAGAGTCCCAAGTCGCCAGCATCATGTTTTTTGCCCGGTTATCCACAGCCATAAAGTAATCGGTAATCAGATACCATGCAAACGGGCTGTCATTACCGAAATACTGGTTATATTCCGCCAGGAACTTGGCGGGATCATCCTTACATGAATCGATCCAGTTCCAAAGCCTTGTAACTGCCGCCTTGTCGTCCTCGTGTGCATCCGCCCAGGTAGTGTCCGCCTTGAAACGAAATTCCAGCGCATCATCAAAAGAAGACATGTCGGTAGTCCCGAACAGACAAAGGGCCTCGGAGTTGTTCAGGAACTCCAGACAGATACATTTGTTACGCTGCCCGTTCAGGGCCGCTTCGTCGTTGAATCCTTCAATTCCTTCAAAACCGTAAATGATCGCACTTTCCGACTTCTCATTATTGAAATTGTATTTTCCCAGATAAGTATTCGCACCGGTGCCGTCGTTGTCATAAAACAGGTCCATAGGGAAACCGTCCACGCCTATACGTACGTCATATTCCCCCTTATATGCAGCCTGCGGCGGTGTCAGCCACCCGCACCTCTTCCAAACGTCGTTCACAATACGCACCGCACCGGTATTATGTGTACCGGAAGAATCGGAAAAGTCCGCTTTCAAACAGAATATACTGATCGGCCGTGCTCCCGGTTTGAAACTGTATTCAAGGGACGGCACATCCACGCCGTTAACTTCCAGCGTGGTACCGTATTTTTCCAGGCGCAAGAAATAAAGACGGTAATTCTTACGCGGATAAGTGGTGGATGATGTACCCTGTATTCTTAGACCGACATTCCTTGCTACAAAATCGTACTCCTTACCCTGCGGGCTATAAAAATAGATATCGACCGGTACCTCGAATTTCTTGTTATTGGTGGCGTTGACAAGGTTCACATCGCCGACAATTCGCATAACCGCCTTTCCCTGGGCGCGTAACTTGTCTATGTCGATATCCGTACCGTTGTCCCCCGTAACATCATTCTTTTCAAATAACAGGACCATTTCGTCCGACGTAGTCCGGTCTACCATGTAATTGTTCAATTCTTCATCATCCGTAAGCGCACGGTTATAAATACGGAAATTCCTGATCTCCACATCCGCCGTATCACTGAACAAACGGATGTTCACCGGTTCCGCCTGCAGTAATCCTTCGGTAGCCCCATACTGCACCGCTCCGCAACGGATTCCGTTTACATAAAGTTCCAGCAACCGCTTACCGGCCTTGGCCCCGACAATAAAGGCCATTTTCAGGTTCATATCACTTGCAAACTTCGTACTTACTTCCGTACCGCCGGAAACACGCATAAGGGCCTGCTCCGTTGTCATCTGGAAACCGATATCGCCGGCCATACAGTCCAGTATCACCCCCTGCCGGTCCGTTACCGACGAACAAAGAATTTCCATTTCATAGGTAGCCCCGGTAGTGGTTGCATCCGTGGAGAACGGCCGGTACCCGATTTCAATCTTCGCGCCTCCCGTAAGTTTCAGGGCGTCACCCGTCCAGCCGTTGCTGCTCCAGTCGAAACCAGAAAATGTCGTATGTATGTCGCCATAATCCCAGGCTCCCGGATCGGATTCGCTGTTGCTCCGCCCGGCTGCCGAAAGTTTCAGTACAAGCCCGGCGGTAGTTTCCTGCAAGTCGATCCCGCTTTCCGTTACGTCGATATAAAACGGGTATTCCGTGGCCCCCGTCTTAAATTTCATAGTGATCTCGCCCTGCTCCGTAAAACGGTTGGTATATGTCTGCGTAGTACGGGCCACACTGACAGACTGCGTTTTCACCCCGTCCCGGTAAACGTCCATTTGAGCCGGCGTTGCGTCAGGATCATAAGCCACAAAGTCAAATTTTACCTGTTCGTACTGCCCCGCTTCCAAGCGCGGAACAAGATGGTCCTCCGTAAAAATACGGCCGTCCGGAAAACTCATCATCGTGCCGATGAACGGTGCCGATCCTCCGGATTTCAGAATATCAATATAGATACTTTCAGACTTTAACACGAGATCGGCGGAAGCCTCCATTTCGGCAACCATTTGAACGGTATTCCGGCCGGTCACAAGCGAAGAGGGGGACAAACTGAAACTGCCGTTTGTCGTTCCCGATCTTGTAATGGTGTGCGCGTTCTGTTGCCGGCCGTTCAGATAAAGCGTGACGACCTTTGTTCCGGAACCGCTCACGGCATAAGGGATATTAATCGTGTCGGCCAGGGTATAACCGCCTGCGGCTATGGCCCCGGCCAGATTGTAAGAGCTGGTAAGGGAAAGGCTGACAACCTTCACGGATGTAAACGCCTGTCGGGTCTGTTTCTTGCCGGTAGTCGGATCGGTTGTGGTTGCCACTACGTAAATATCGGTATTCCCAACAAGCAAGTAACTTGAAAGGTCCAGTTCGTAACTGCCTTTGGAAACATCGCTGACCGTCTGGGAATACATGGTAGTTGTTCCACGCCTGATCGTAACGGTGATATCCGCCTTTTGCCCGGTAGATTCCCCCTTTTCATCCCCCGTGGTGTATTGGTGATCGTATGTATAAGTAAGACGGGCGTTTCCGCCTTCCTTGATTATGGCGTTATCTACAGCCGCATTCAAGACAATTTTAGTAGCCACCGTTTCGCCGGAACCTCCACCGGAACCGGCCGGGATATCCACGGCGGTAATTTCCGCGCCGCTTTTGTTCTGGAAAGACAGACGGACGGATGTTTCATCCTCGCTTACCTCCGCATTTACGTTAAACAGCGTGGAAGCGTCCACCTCGTTAAAACGGGCGGTTACTACCTTGTTTTCTACCGGATTGGTGGAATCGGCGGACAAAGTCTCGTCCACTTCCAGGATATCCACGTTTACATTCACATTACCGGCCGCGTCCGGCGTCTGCTTCTCGCCGTTTACCGTTACGCTCTTTACCGTTCCTTTGCCGCCGAACTCTTCCCAGCTCGCCTCCTGGTCCCAGGCATCCAGGGCGGTTCCGGTAAACTGGTACGTCTCCCATTTGCCGAGCGATGTTTCAAAGGTGATGACACGCCCCCGGCCGCGCCACTTCTCCGGTACCGCGGCAATGGCGGAAGCCAGGGTATAGAAACCTTCCGTAAGCGGCACACTGCCGGTTACATTATAGGTATTCCCGCCGCCTGAACCGCCGCTGCCGAAATCCTCCCACTTTTCGACATTCTCAAAATCCGTGTCCGGATTGCCTTTAAATTGTTTCGTCACCCAGCCGTCGGCAGTGAGGAAAGAAAGGATCACGCCGTTTTTCCGGACATCGTCAATCTTCCCCGCCGTTTTCAATGCTGCAAACACCCCCGACAGATCACTATAAACGCTGCCGGCGTTCAAGAGGTTGTTTACATTGGTAAAGGTGGAAGACAGACGCCCGGCAGTTTCCTGCAACTCCTGTTTCATTTCGTCACGGTCTGCCTGCAACGTGCTTATGTCCTCGGAACAACTGCTAATATCCTGGGACAGACTTTTCAGCTTTCCCCAAAGGGAACCGTCTTCACTCTGTGAACCGTCTTCGCTGCCGATACGGGCGTTGATATCGGCCAGCAATGCGGCCAGCGAATCACTGTCTTTAAGCCCGTCCAGAAAAGCAAGAATTTCGTTAAAGTTGTCGATTGCCTGCGAAGCGTTGTTGCCGACAAGCCGGTCGATACGTAGAGAAACGGCGTCGATAGCCTTCTGCAAGGCTGCATCGGCGGCAATGCGGGCGGCTTCCTCCGCCTCGATTTCCTTACCCTGGGAAACCAGTTTCAGGTGTTCGTTCAAGAAGCCAAGAACCGCCGCCACCATTTGGTTGGTAACGCTTTCCGCGTCCTCCGCGGTTTCAATGACTATAATAAGATCATCGATATACTCCTGTGTTGCCATATAGATACATTAATTAAATTGTTTACTGAACTCTTTGGAATGAACCCGCGGTTTCCGGTAGCCGCTTTCCGTGATTTCTCCCGTCCAGTTGGACTCCTTCTCGGCAAACGTGAGCTTTAACGTCACGTTCTGCGGCGCGTCCGGACGGACACGGTAAGAAAACTCTTCCGCCGAAGGAATTACCTTGATCTCTTCCCGGCCGTAACCTGCCAGGTAGACATCATCGGAGGAAAGCAGGTCAAGAAGAAAGCGTATTTCCTGCGGGCGTTTGAATCCCGTCTTAACCGTTACGGCTTCCTGTATCTCCGTACGTATGCGATCCGAATAATAATCATCGGTAATTTCATCGTAACGCCGGAAAACAGCGTCTTCGT